CCGTTAGGGTGGCCCATAGGGATGACATCTGTGCGACCCTCAGTCGCAAAAGAAATCCAGCACACATCGTTGATGCCTGGGTATAGGCGGTCTTCGCCAATTGTCTCGACGTCAAACGCAAAGGCGTCAACGGAGGAATAGTATTCGACAAACTCTTGGAGTTGTTCGACTGTGGTGATGATGTTCATTATGCCCCGAAAAGTGTGAGGTGGGGAGCCGAAGTAAGAAAGGGAGAAACAGCCTTCGGCTCCCCACGGTGAGTGAGTTGATTAGGAAATTAGCTGACGTGCTACAACAAGCATGTCTTCACGTGGGGCAACGTAGACAGCGTCAGGACCGTAAGGTACGGCCGTGGTTAGCGTGTCTGCTAGTTCCTCTGCATTCAACTCCCAGTCTTCTGCAAGGTCAGACGCCTTTACACGGTTGATGGTGTATTGGGTATCGCGACCGGTGCCGAGACGTGAGACAGCCCAGTAGTACTTAGACAATGGGCCAAGCTTAGGGTCGTCATTAGCGGCCTGTAGCTGACGGGCAAGGGTGATTGGGGCGGTAAGAATCTGAACGCTCGGAATCTCGTCAGACATTACCATCACGTTAAAGACGAACTTTGGACGTGGGGTGTCACCAGCGATGGTACATAGCGGGCACTCATCACCTAGACAGACAAATGAACGACGACCCTCTTTGATGGCGTCAATCCAGTGCAACTCGTAAACCATAAATGGTTCATCGCCAAGGAAACGAACGAGTTGTGCCTGCTCTGTGAACTTGAAGTCAACAGGGTAGTTACCTTTTTGCTTCACAGGCTTTAGGTAAGCAGCAGCTGCTCCCCATCCCGCCTGAACAGTGGTGCCGTGCTTTGGTGTTGCTGTGGCGCTGTCTTCTACTAGGTAGTCGTCAGCGTCGAATGTTGGCTGTGAAATAGCCATGGTTATCTACTTTCGGTCGGAGGCCTTGCGGCTCTCGGTTGTCGGAGGCCTTTCGGCTCTCAGTTAGTTGCCACCGCAATCTTCCAGCGCTCAATAATGATTGCTGTTAAATCTTGGTGACGATTCCATTCTACACGAGCGGAACCAAGAAGTCCACGCTTTGTGAACTCCTCAATGGCAATCTCGATTAGACTACGAGTATAAACACGATTGCCTAATACCTTTTTACCATTAAGTTCTTTAGAACGCAAGCGGTAGGGAGCGGCTGGGATATAACCCTTTTTCTCCCATAGACGAATAGTTACAATCTTCTTGTCTAGCGCAACAGCTAGAGCACTGATTGTAAACAACTCTGTGTCTACTCCTTTTATCTTACGAATGATTGGGTTCTCGTCCCAACCATTTGATTCACCCATAATCTGCTTGCGACGTTTGTCAGCAAGAGTTGTGGTGTCCTTGCGTTTTTGTTTTGAACCGGGTACGCGGTCAAGACCCTCAAATGCTTTGAGGATTTCTGCTTCACTGCGCATACCTGGCATAAGTTATAGTCTAGTTCTTGTGGTAGGTCAATGCAAGTCCATTGGCTTCAGAGTACGAGTAGGTTACGGTAATGCCGTTCCACTCGTCACTACGACGTCCTGAAATTGCGTTGATGTTGTAGATGTTCTCTACAATATATGACGGCGTGTTAACAGCGCTAACAATGCAGTCTACGTCTGTAAGTTGTGCGCCTGTATAATCTTCGGTGCCCATCATGTCGACACTGAGTGTGGTGCCGTTGTCCAGTACAGATACACCAGACGGTGAGTTACATTTTGCGACGGCCTTTTGAAACGTATCAAACCCTACACATCCTGTCAGTGAAACAAGCAGCACAGCTGTTCCTGCGATTGCAAATACTCTTTTCATTATTCCTACTTCTTTGTCCATAGTGCCCAGCTTACATTAACTGGGAACATGCTGTCAAGTTGTTGTTCAGTAATCTTACCATCGTAGTAAGCAGCCATAAGCTTTTCTTCACTGATGGTTTTAACCATTTCATAAACTTCATCTTCTAGGCCTGCGGCAATGATGATGTTCTCTGCAACTGACTCGTCAAGTTTGCGAGATGCACGGCGCTGTTTCTCTAGACGAGAGATTCCGTCGATATCGTTCTCAAGGTCGATAATCCAGTTACCTTCTGAATCTTCATAACCAGTCTGGTCAATCTTTTCAGTGATAAGTTTATTCAACTCTTTGGTGCGAGTCTCCATGAGTTTCATGCTCGCCTTTAGGCGGATGTACTCTGCTACCTGAGTCTCAAAGTTTTCAGGGTCCGCAAATTCTCGTGTTTCTTCTGGAATAATGTTTGCCATTTAGTTCTCCGTTTCTTTGTTAAGAATGTAGTCTACTATTTTTTCTACAGTTGTCAAACCTGACCAGTCTTCATCTGGAATCTTGGTTTTAGTTGCCTCTTCGACATTGACAAGTATAGTCATTACTGAGATAGAGTCAATATCCAATTCATCCCCAATAAGGACTGTAGGAGTTATGAGAGACTCTGGAATTCCGGTTTCTTCGTGAATTAAGTTTGTAACTTTTGCAATAAGTTCTTCTTTTGAATAGCCCACTTGTTTTCCTTAGATGATTTTATTTGTTATAAACTCTATCAGACTTCCAACGGTTAAGTCAACTCCGCCCTTAGAGTTTATATTTGCTCCGTCTAGAATAGCTCCTGCAACGTTGCCCTTTTGTTTGAGCATATCGTACTGACGTTGCTCAATCGAATCTTTTACTAGTATATCTTGGATTGTAATTGTTGTCCACTCGCTAGAGGTTCGGTTGATTCTTCCGTTTCGCTGAACCGCTAAACCAGAGGACCAGGGCTGGTCATAGTTTAAGAGAAGATTAGCTTGAGGAAGGTCAACGCCATAACCCCCAGCGTCAGAACTGACCAGAACTCTGGTGTCCTTGGAAGTTTGGAACTGAACCTTGGCTTCTTCTTTTTGCTTTGCATTCATCTCTCCTGTATACGCTACAGCTTCAATACCTTCTTTGGCAAGTCTAGAAACTATGTGGTCCACAGATTCTAGGTAAGAAGAGAATACAACAGCTTTATAGCTTGTGTCAATATCTAGGTGTTCTTTTATATATGATATTGCAGCATCTAGCTTTGGAGTTTTTGATAGTCCGTCTAGCTTGTCCGCCAAAGAGTGCACGTATGCACTACCTTTACCATTTTGTTTTTCAAAGTTGACCGCGCTTGTGTGCAGCATGAATGGGTTTGAGCATAGCATCCTAAGTGCAGAAATTCTAGACATAATTTGCCCCCGTAGCTCATTAGCTGGGTCATTGGCATCAAAACCCTGGCCGTAGTGTGCGGCTAGACTGAAGCTACTACCAAATAGTTCTTTAGCTTCGCTCAGCAATGAGAGCAAATCTTGAGCTATTAAGTTGTACACTTTCTGAGAAGCTGTGTCCATTTTCACTACTACCGGTTCTCGGTATACGGCATCCGGTAGGAATGGTTTTACATCATCGTCTTTTTGAGACTTTCGAACCGTATACTTCATCAAAATCTTGTGAAGAGTTGGAAGGTTTCTGTAGCTCTGCACGCCACCGAAGTAATTTCTAACTATGAAGGTTTTATCGAATATATCAAATCTTCCAAGAACCTTTGAGTCGACAAATTGCATGATAGAAAAAATCTCTTCAGGCTTGCCGTTCTCAATCGGGGTGCCGGTTAGTGCAAATCTAATCTCAATATTCTTTGAGAGCTCTTTTACCTTCTTGGCTCTCTTTGCACGAAATCCTTTGATAGCGGTTGCCTCATCGCAGACAATAGCATCAAAAGAAATATTCTTAATAACATCCCAGTCATTTACAACCTGCTCATAGTTCATGATGACGTAATCGTAGCTATCTACGCTGGAGTATTGCTTGTGTCGCTGAGCTGAAGTTCCATCAATTACTATTGAGGTTTTATCAGAAAACTTTGCTACTTCTTTTTGCCACTGATATTTAAGGCTAGCTAGGCAGAGGACCAAAGTCCTCTTGGGTCTGAGCTCCTCAATTGCAGCTATAGTCATCGGGGTCTTACCGAGGCCCATTTCGTAAGCAACTAGTATTCGTTGCTGTTCGACCATCTTCTCAACGGCCTCAACCTGATACGGTTTGAGCGTTCCCTTGAACATAGGCTGATTCTCCAAACAATGCTGATATGGCGTTATCCACACCCCAGCGAAGTTCGTCATCAGTTAGGTCGCCAGGGTCTTTTGCTCCACTACTACCATAGTCGAAAAAGAACAGATTTAGGCTGTATTTGTTGCCGAATTTCAGCATCTCTGATGAGGCCTTGTGCCCTGCTTTGTCGTTGTCAAAAGCAGCAATAACCTTTTTAGAAGCCCTAAGTATCTTGACCTGCTCCTCAGATAGAGAAGAACCACAGATAGCTACAGCGCCAGGGATACCAGCACTAGCAAACCTGAGACAATCTAGAGGCGACTCTACAACGATAATAATGTCCTCATTCTGAGTTTCTACCCCAAATACAGTCCTGGATTTCTGAAGTCCTACTGGGCGGTTTTTGAATGTACGATTTACAGTGCCCTTTTCTTGCCAACCCAAAAGCTTGTTGGTTGCTGGGTCACGCAACGGCAGAATCCAAGTATTAGTCTTGTTATCCCAAAGAACACCATACTCCTTGGCTGACTCCAGCGTAATACTGCGAGAGTCCAGAGCCTCTTGAACGGGGTCAACAAAGACAGCAAGACGAGCCTCTGACATCTCCAGCGGCTTTGCATACTCATTAATATACGATGGCAACGCACGAAGAGTCTCTTGCAAGTCCTCTAGAGAAATCTCTGATGCTGTAGCTAGCCACGATTCTGC